CCCCGAGGCCTTCGTTCATCGAATCCAAACCGTTCTTGGCGATGGCGTAGATACCGATTGTCATGCGTCGCAAGGGCGCGTGCACATACGCCGTCTCGCTCTGCAATGTCTCCACGTCATCGGAGATGATGTTAACGTAGACTTCGGTCTTCGTAGCATTGCCGACTTGCTCCAGAATGAACACGCGGCGCACGTCGAAGGTAGGCTCCAGTTCTAATTTGGAGCGCAGCAGGTTGAGCCCGAAGGCGTAGCGGGATGTGGTTGCCATTAGTCAAAAAGTTTTTTAAGTAAATCGGCGACGATTCTTGGCATGTCTTCGTTGTTGAACGTTTTTACTGCCGGCCCGATGTATGGACGTGGCGGTATCGTAGCCGCATGATTGCGCCCTGCCTGCCCTCCGTACTCGTGAATGCGAGCGTATGGGATAACAGCCAAGTCCACGCCCCACTTGAAAGTATAGACTTTGCCTTTTGATTCGTATCTGGTAACGTTGCCCTTAGCACGATAAACGGTAGCGGCTTTGAACAGGTTGCCCTTTACAAGTTGCAAGGTAGTGCCCTGAGGATTACGCGGGTATTTCGGCGTCCTGTTTGTTTCGCCGTAGTTTTCTGAAATCCGAGCAGCCAATATCGTTTGCAAACGCTCCGGGTCGAAAGCATCGGCGGCGAACATAGGCAGCCGCGTCAAGATCTGTTGAACGTAACTGTCGACAGTCATCGATACCCCAGCGTAGTATAGGGGCGCAGGCGGCTTTTGAAACGTGCCATGAGGTCACGATATACTGTCGTTTGCGTCATGCCGCCTTGGTTCACTGCAATGCTTTGCACGCCGAAACGGTTTTCACGTCCGCCGAAGTCCGTCATCTTGAATAGCTCGACTACGATTTCCGAGGCGATCTCTTCCAAGTCAGCAGGCACGGCGTTCGTTGTGCCGTCGTAGCCTACTGTCAGGTTGGCACGATAGAACACCTTAACGAACCCGTCGTCTTTGTACAGCGACGTCACGCCGCCGGTGTTGAATACCACGGGGCCGGTGATTGTCGACCATGCGTCGTATGGGTTGTCCCGCTCTTGAATGCTGTTCATGACAACGGGGACTGTGTAGTGCAACAGATGCACGCGGTTTCCATCGCCGACGAAGTCATACGCTACGGCCTGCCCAGTGACGGGCTGCTTGCAGATGTTATTGATGATCGATTCCGATTGCGTTATCAGCGACGCAAGACGGCTGTCGTTGGCAGACGATTGGTCGTTGATCCAAACCGTCTTCAGTTTATTTACGGTTGTGAGTGCCATTAGACAATATCCTTTACTGCTTTGGTTGCCGGCTTGCCGAATCGCGCGTCGTAGATAGCCTGGTCGGCTTTGCTGAGTTTCGCCGGCAAAACGCAAGCGATCATATTTTCCTTCCGGTAGCTTGCTATGTTGACTTCGTTTGACTGATTACCTCCGAGCACCTTGACTGTCGTCGAAGTGTCACCAACACAGAAGCCCACATGATTGCCGCCCTTGCGAGTGAACACCACTAGACAACCCGGGTGCAATGCGCATGACTGGCCATAGGTCGCCCACGACCTCGCCGCGGCTGACTTCGTGATGGGATATTTGGCCTTGGCCATCACCCAGTTCACGAACGACGAGCACCAGGGCACTTCGTCGGACGTGGCCTTGAGTGTTGTCGTGGCGTGGTATGCTACAATCTGCAGATGCGCAGAAGCCCCGGTGATTTCTTTTACGCCTCGTTCGCCTTCGGCAATGTCCATCCAGCTATATTTCATTCTGCACACCTCGCATAGTTAGCAGTGTTTCGTACATGAGATTTTCGAACAGCACCGCCATCGGCTCATTCACGTTCTGACCTGTCACCGATTCGAACGCATGCCACCACTCGTGCAAGAATGTCTGCAGACGTTCCGTTTCGGATGTTGCCTTGCCATCGACAGATGATGCGATACGGATGGTGCGCGTTGTGAAGTCGCACTCCCCATATCCCGTCATCCCGCGTTTGGCAATGGTGACGCGCCAGCGCTGGCCTGCTAACTTGAAAGACTTAGGTATGGTCACCGCACCACCCCGTTGATGATTGTTCGGTTGTTAACGGCGAATGTCCCGTCGCCTTCTAACTGCACCGTAGCAAAACCGTGATTCCAGCCGTTTCTAGGGGCGTAGTGAGGGTTTAGATCGCATAGGCAACCCACAGACCACCCCGCAATAAAAGACCCGTCTAAAGGCCTGCGTATCTGATCCTGACTAGTCCTGTGCACGTGACCGACGAGGATGTTGTCCAAGGCCTTCATCCGGAAGTTCCGCGCAGGCATCACCCCGCCGCCGCCGTACCACTCGTGGCCATGATCGACCCATAACTTACCGATCGTCATCTTCGCACGATTGCACACCCACTCGATACCGTTGTCTCTGATCCCGAGCATAGACTCAATGTCGATCGTCCCTTGCAGTTCGCTGGCCTTGCGTGCTAGGTAGCGTTGAAACCGCTCCTCGTGGTTGCCCTCACGGTAGATGATCCGTACGCCATCGCCAAAGAACTTTCGTAGGTGCTCGAGCATCTTCTTGCCAACGTCGAGTTCCCACTTCCACGACCGTTTCAATTCTATCTTCTCGTGAGATGACAGCTGGTAACAATCGAGCATGTCACCATTGAGGATAACCGTCTGCACACCTGCAGTCTTGAGTTCTTGCAATGCCGTCAGGTACGCACCGTAGAACTGTCCAGACGCATCACGTCGCAAGTCGTGGAAGGGCCAGTGTGCATCTGAAATGATGCCGGTCAGGTTGCTGGTGACCTCACATACGACATCGTCCCGCAGGTCTCCGATCTCCATTTCGCCGTCGATGCCTGGCACGGCCCCGTAGGATTCATTAGACGTCCCCTTGCGAGGATCCCACGCTTCGCCCTGCTCATGCTGGTCTTTGGACTCTTCTGGTGTTATGCCATGCCTAGCTTCGAACCCACGCTTGTAATGCGCGGCAGCAGCCTTGATAGCCGCTGGGTTTTGATACGTCCCAGCGGCTTTACGCATCTCAATAATGAGGTCGTACTCGTCCTCAGTTAGGCGTGGTCGTACTGACACGTCAGTCTTCGCCGTCTTGTGCGAACAATCCGAGCAGGAACAGCGTAACCGTTATGATGGCCTCGGATGGGATTGCAATAGCAAAGATCGAGTTCACTAGGTACGCAACACCACCGATGATGCCGGTGATCGTAGTCTTTGGGTTCTTCATGAGAACGCCCCATGTAATGTGGATAATGTATGGCACGAGACGTGCCTTCTGCCAAAGTGATAATTCGATAGGTTGCGTGTCGAGTGTGATCTCATCGGGGCTGACCTCCTGACGATACAAGCGCATCGGCTCGTCAGTCTGCAGTGGCCGCACCGGAAACGGTGGGGGCTTGAGTATGGTTACCTCGTCGTGCCTCATCGCGATGATCGCTCTTCCAATCTCACGAGACGTTCGACGATGTTGATGATCTGACGTGATGTTTCCCGGTCGCTTTGCTGAAGTTGCACGATCGCCTCCGTTGCACCTTTCAACGTTTCGTGCATGGCCAGCGACACTTCCAACGCGCGGTCGGTCTTGGTTACTAGGGCCTTCAGAAAATACCCTACCGTAGCGACAAGACTAGTGATAACTACGCCGATGAAGAATTCAGGTGTCATGGTTGCGTCTCCCCCCACGGCATTGGTGGTGCGGGCTTTGGTGTGAACGGAATCATGGGAAGTTCTTTGATCCACAGGAAGTCAGGATTTGCACAGTAGGCCACCTCTTCGGCACTCAGAACCCAGTTGTCGTCGATGTCTTGAATAGGGTTGAAGTACGAATCAGGTAGGAACGTCTTGCCCCGCAGTTCGTTAACCTGCCATTCGGTAAGCAGAGCGCAATACTTGACCAATTCCGCGATCGGAATCTGTGATAGCAACATCGTTGTCATACGGCACGGCCTAGGAATTTTTGGTAGCGATCGATACAATCGAATAGCAATGCAGAATCCGAACTTTCCAAGCCATCACCTACCGTGACAAATGCAACTTGCCTACTCGAGTAAAACGCTGCACCGTTAGGGTCGCTAGTGGCACTGATAAAAACTTTTTTGCTTGTGCGCGCGCTTGCGTTCATTGCAGAACTCACGACCGTTCCCTTGTTTTTACGAATGCTTTGTGTATTCGACACGATACGGTTGGAAATGAAAAAACCGCGGCTGTCTGTGTTCGTTGTCGTCGTATTGCCGTCTGCATGAATACGCCCGTAGAATATATTTGATGAGCGAGCAATGACAAACGAAGCGTCGTTAATGCCCGTTGTGTTTGATTCCCCAATGTCAATCTTCAACTCATCAGTGTTTTCTCTGAGATAGATAGAGCGATGGCTTGAATTGAGATCCAAAGTAACACTAGGTGAGATGAACGTATCGGCATACGCATTTGTGCCGTTTGGGTCTGCACCGTCTGCACTATGCGTCCATCCACCGTTAAACACCAGCCGAAACGCCGCGTCCGTATCCTGCGGATCTTTGAGATTCCACTTATGCGTCGTAGCCGTTGCACCGACGAAAGGATAAATCGCTTTCATCTTCGTCCACAGTCGAGCGTGCTTCAAATCCCTAACAAGCGTAATGATCGCTTCCTGTTGACGTGACGACGTGATGCCTGCCGCGTCGAGGAATCGCCATGCGTCGCGCTCTTCAGGCAAAGCCGTCGTGCCCTTCGGAGTGCGAAGTGATAACGTGTTATATCGTGCCGACCTTACACTCACGCGGTTAGCTCACATCCAAACGCTGAGAACGAAACCGACGTAGCATTGGACGAACGCACCGTGATGACGTCCGTAGCCGCTAGCGTGATGCCCAGCACAAGCGTTGTGGAATCATTGGCCGCGATCGTCACGTCATAGGCGATATAATGCTGGTTAGCAATAGACGCACCAGCAGGCCTTACGGCAATGCGGTACGTGTACGCTGTCGATGTGATGTTCGCCACCGTGATGCACGATACCACCGTCTCCGTTGACGAAGGCACGGTGTAGAGGTCGGTGGCGTTGGTGTTGGCGGGGCATGACTGCCCAAGCACTTTGTAAACTTGTCCGCTTGGCATTAGGCCCCCATAAGGAGAAAGGGATGAATCGGAGTCGGCCCACCACCAGACGGAGCCGCCCACGTTTGGTCACCACGCAGGAACGTTGTCGAGTCCGCCGTGCCTGTTGCCAGACGCGCCGTGGCGATCGTGCCCGTGGCGATGTCGGAGGCGTCGATGTTGATTTCATCGGCGCTTTGCAATTCTTGAATCTGACCAGAAGTCAGTACCAATGGTTTCTTAACTGCCATTATGTTTCCAGTTTGTTAAACCATGTTCCCGAAATTCGTTTCGGGAACATCAGGCCAGCGTGATTGGTTGCTGTTCTTCGAAGTTGAGCTCGGTAGCCGAGAGCGCAATACCGACCTCTTGCGAAAGATACCCTGATGTTGACGGAGCGGTCGATACAATCGCGCCTGCCGTTGCACCACTTAGGTAATAGGCCGCTCCCGGTGTGAGCGACGTAAGGCCCGTGATCGTGCCGTCCAAATACACCGTAGCGTTGTTCGGCGAAGTGACTGCGGAGAGGACAAAACCGTGAGCACGGCGTCCATTGCTTGCGTCTGCCTTGCGTGCTTTGACCGTGCCGGAATCATTGTAAAGATTTACAAGGTCACCTGCGCTAAGGTTCTCCGTAGTTGCGGCGAGCTTCGTCGTAGCACCTACGCCCGTTGGCATCATGGTGCTGTCGAGCTTGCCAGCGCTGTCGAGAGCGACGATTTTACCAGCAGACCCTGCGCCCGCTGATGTGGTTGTGCCTTCGACTTCGGCAAGTTGTCCGCCGTTGTTCTTTATGTACTTGTCTGCCATGTTACACCGTTTGAATGAGAGTGTCTACGTCGATTTGAAGTGTCGTTGCCGTGAGCGCCCGCCCGATGTGGACAATGTAAGCGCCACCGCTTGGAGTTGTCTGTGTTAGTTGGCCGTTAGTGCCCAGATATACCGTGCCCTTCGTCCATGACCACGAGGCGTCGGTAAGGATGCCAGATGTTTTGATGGTCACGCCAGCGCCTGCACTTGCCGCATTCGACGTGATGCCGATCACCTGAGCATTTGCAAGGGTATCGTTCGAAGCGTATACGGCCTCGCCGCTTGAGTTCGACGTCACCGCGCGCAATGCTGATAGGCTTGCACCTGCCGTAAGTGACACGTCATCAGAGATGGGCACAAGGCCACCCGAGTTGATGTCGAGCGTGATGACGTCGTTGTTGACGTTCACGATAACCGAACGCTGATCGACGTTCAAAGTGCTCATGCCGTCACCTCGTCGAGCACGACCTGGACGTAGCCTCGCAATAGCTCACTCGTTAGGCTGCTTACGGTCTGCTCCAAACTCCAGAGGTATGTTGTGCCGGCCGTCAGTGCGCTCGTCTGCGCTGCGGATAATGCTACCGAAAATGTACCTTGTGCGGCGTTCACGGTCGTTATCGTAAACGATGCTACCAAAGCCCCCGCAGTCGTGCGGATTTGCGCGGCGAAGGTGTAACCTGAAATGTTGGTAGCTACGCCGTTGGTCTTGTGCGTAAACGTGCGGGCAAACCCTGCATTGCGCACAAGGTTAAAGTCCACACGTTCGCCAGTGTTTGACAGGATGACCATCGTTTGCCTTTGGTATGCTGACCACGAGCCCCGGAGGGCCCGTAGTCAGAACACGTTAGTCCTTGATCAGATTAGCTGCGAGGCCGCGTGTTGTTGCGTCCTTGCCGTAGTCGCCGTTATACAGCACTGCCCAAGCCGAGCCGAAGGTTCCCGCAGAACCATCGCCTGCCGTCGCTACCAAGTCAAGGTAACGATCGCGACCGGCGAGGTTGATGAAGAAACCGAAGATCTTGTTATCGTCGGTAGCTGTCGGAAGAGCCGGAGCTCCCGATGCACCGAAGACACAACCCGTAATGTCGGCAGCGCCGGACATTCCCGAATCGTCAGACTCTTGCACCTTCAAAGCCGTCATGGCAATATCAGTTGCACCGAGTGCGAAGAAGATAGCGACCTTGCCGTAACCGGCCGTGTCGATCGTGTTCGTCGTGAACGAAGCGTTGTCAACGATAGCCGCAGGAGGCGTAACGAGAACGTGCTTCACGCTTTGCATGATGTTCATAGTTCAGTTCTCCTGTGGATTAAGAGTTGATGGAAGCGAATGCGATGACAGGGCCGGCAACACGAGCCGAAGCCGTGGCGCTGTAGTTGCCGATGTCATGGACGTTGATGTCGATATACTGCGTAGCCTTGACATACACGCTATCAGTAGCAAAACCGAGTGACGTGTCCTGTTTGATGGCAGTCGTCATGCGATCGCCGAACGAAGAAGCCTGTGCAAGGTTGCCGAAGTAAGCGCAGATCTGCGAGTTCGCGTCTGCCGTTGGCATGACGTCAACATACTCGACTGGGTAGCCGAGGAAGCGCTGGCCGAAAGAACCCGAAAGCTCAGCAGCCGTAGCGCCACCCGTAGCATACGCCAGGCGCTCTGCAGTTGCGGCGAAGGCTTGCTTGCTGAAGTACCACTTTGCACCGGCCAGGGCGTACGTTGGAAGCTTAGCCTTACCCGTAAGGAAGTCGCCGATGACGGCTTCGCTCCAGAGGTTGCCCGTCAATGTCTGCACACCAGCGGCCTTGACCTTATCGGCATCCGTCGTCCATGTTCCACCACCGTCTACGACGAGCTTCTTGAACTTGCCGTCGAGACCGAGCACACCACCGTAGGTAGATGTTGCGTCGCCGTTGAACCCGGCTTCGTCTTCCTTCTTAGCGAACTGACGAGCGACCGACTCAGCAAAGCGCAAACCGAGGTTCTGCGTGCTGTTCATGATCAGTTCTTCCGAGAGTTGTGCGTAGGCATACATCTTCTTTGCGTTCAAAGTCACGGCGTCAAAGCTCATGTCCGATGTCTGCAGTGTACCCAGTTCCGAACCCCAGTATGCGGTGACGTCATCACCGGCCCGGAAGATGCGGACCGACTCGGAGCCCATCGGCTCAACACGTGAGTTGCGACGGAATGTTCCGTAGGTTTCCTTGAGGCTGATGATCAGCGCCGAAGTCTCCGTAGGTACGAAGATGCCGCCCGTGGCGTCGTTGCCTTGCGTATGGCTCTTATACTCCGTGCCTGTTACCTCTTGGTACTTAGCACGTGCGGCCTCCGATGTCAAACCACCGACGAAGAGACCCGTGACGAGGCTCTTGTATTCGGTGTCGCTAAGGTTTGACTTAGCAGCCGAATCGCCGACCTTGACAGTCTGCGTCTGTGGGAGGCGGTTGGTAGGTGTGTTGCTTTGTGCAACACGTGATGCGTTGGATGCCTTAATAGCTTCGAAGCTCTTGACTTCGTCCAGCTGGTTTTGCAGCGACTCGATCTCTGTGTTGAGAGTCTTAGCCGTTGCGACGTCGTCCATCGTTGGCTCTGTCTTAGCGAGCACAGTGTCGAGCTCGGCAGACTTCGCGCTGATGGCGTCGTTGATGCTTTGGATGTTCATAGTTAGTTGCGTTTTGCGTTAATGACAGCACGGAGGCGCTCCATTTCGAGGAGTGCCTTCGCATTGGTTGGTGTTGCCGAATCGATCAATACTTTCAGATCGCCTACGGCTGACGAAAGAGTTTCCAGCAGTGTCGAGAGGCGCGCCACGTTTGCCGACGATAGCGTGCGCCCTTCTTTTTTGCGGATGTCAGCGCGTTCGTTCAGCCTCGTAATGACGCGCGTCAGTTCTGACGTTACCGTCTCGACGTCGTCATTGAGTCCCGATTTCACACCGAGCACCGCAGTTGCTGGGTTAGCTCCAAACAATACCGGGCTCCACTCGTACAAGCGGCCCTTGACTAATTCACGAGCACCATCGGGAGCATAGGTTTCTTCGATGACCGAATAACCAATGCTGAATTCGTCGATGATGCCTTCTTTGATGTTCGAAAATGTTTCGCGTCCGGCTTGCGTGTTGAGGTTAAACTGGCCTTTGATGTACAGCCCGCCTAAGTCCCGCAGCCCGACAGGCAACATGGGATCACCTGCCATGAGCTCACGAGCTTCCAAGGTCTTTGCTACTGGCGTATTCCAATCATGCTGCCATACACCCTTTGGTAGCTTGCTTTTGATGCTTTCGTCAAAGAACCCATACTTGACACGATCGCCGACACTGTCCACGTTATTGAATACGGAAACGATGGCCTCGACGATGCCCTCATCGCCTAGCGCTTTCAATTCCGTCTGAAATGATTTACGTTCGATGTTCATGCTCTAATCGTCCCCGATTTGTTTGCACAATTCTATGGACATTTCCAAAGAAAATCCCGACACTGTTAGGATTCTACACGACGTGCACGGGTGAAACAGCGGCAATTGACCGCGTTACCAGCAGATAGCCCCGGCCCGGAAGGGTAGGGGGTGGTCTCCGAGCCGATCAGAGCACCGTTTTTGGTGCTGTATAGCTTGACTGTGAAATTGCCTTTGGCGTCTTCGGTTTGGCTGTGGGCTTCGGCATGGCCTTGCCTTGCACCTGACAACGCAACCCATTCTCTCTTGATACCGCCCAGGTCTCCCCAGACTTTTTTCTGGACTGTCCCCGTCGTGGCTGTCGAAGTCGTGCGGGCTATGGCGTCGGCGCGGGATGCTTTGAGCGTCGTGAATTTTTCTTTGAGCAGGGCGGCCAGTTCGTCTTCCCGCAGGCGTGGGTTGTCGGCAATCAGCTTTTGGATGTCTGTGCGGATGGTTCCGACCGATTCGGCGATCTTGTCGCTGGATATGGTCATGCCCTCACGACGTGCGTTGCCAAATTCGCCCTCAGGGGCGTCAACCTCTTCGGCGGCTAGCGTGACCAGCAGGCTCACCAGTTCCTCACGGCTGCCTTCTGTCATGTCTGAAAACTCCTGCTCCCATACGTCCACGCTGAAGTCTTCTATCTTGAGCTGCAAGCTTTTAGTGTTCGTGATGCTACGATACAGCTTGTCCAGCGCGCGCCCCCAGTCACGGGCGATCTTTGCAGACGCTTGGTTCAGAACCTCGTCGTACGCTTTGGCGTAGACCTGATCATCTGGATGGTGCAACCAGGCTTTCGTTTCGGGGCCGACAATTACGGCAGTCTTACTACGAAAGGGCGCAGGCGTTGAGCCCGCACCTCCTTTCAAGCTGGCGGTTTCGATGTTGTCTTCGTCGTTGTCGTTGTCGTCTGGCGTTTCGTTTTCACCCTGCGTCGATACCGCTTCGACAGCTACCATCTGGCCGGCAAGAGCCTGAACAGTCGACAGGTCGAATCCAACCTCGACACCATAGTCAGGGATGGCGATTTGTGCATTGAGCTGATCGGCAATCATGTTCCAAAAGGGAACGCGAACCATGTTTGTAAAGTCTTTGGAGGCCTGTTCAAAATTCGAATACGTGGATTGAGACAATCCCATATGCGTACCCGCAATAATCGGGTGGACTTTGTACGTGCCGCAGATGCGCGTCTCGTATTGTCCGAACGTCTCGGAGAGGCCCATTTCGTCGTAGTCCAGCGCAAGACGTTTGATGTCCTGCACACCCCACAACACACCGACCGAACCGCGTTTGTTGCCACCATAGCGACGTTTGAAGGTGCGCTCCATCACGTCGATCTGTTCGGGTGAGGCTTCTTCATTCAGCAGGATAGTAGTCTTCGGCACAGCGTCGTTCTTATGCACGTTGAATACCGTCGAAGCGGCTTCGTTGAAACCTTCGATGGATTCGCTGGCGAGGGCTACCGGCGAAGCACCGCCAAGCGGCTTGCCCGGATCATACCAGAATCCGCGGATGTGCACCACGTCGGCCTTGTCGATCATGTACAGCTTCGCACCATCCCAGTAGTGATAAGCAGCCACATCGCCGTAGCCGTCATCAATAGGGGCGAAGTATTGATCCGAGTACCATCGAATACCGATCACCGCACCCGATGCATTGCGTAGCTTGTAACCGTAAGCGTTGCCACCGACGCACATCATGGTCAGGATTTCACCGAACACGATACGCCAGTTGTTGCGGGTTAGCATACCGATCACCGGCGCTTGGAAGTCGTAGCCAGTCGGTGTGATGACACCGATTTGCGCTTCCGGCATCATGAGCGAATACGTGATCGTGCATGCCTGCGCTATCGGGTTTGACTTCCACATACGCAAGGCCATAGGGAAATCGGTCACCGGCGTGAAGCTATGCCGCGTCCACATCGTCGTTGTAAGGATGGGCGCAAGGTCATTGACGGCACGCTGGCCGTCGGGGGAGATGAACTCTTTGAAGCGTTGTATTAGACTCATGGCGTTGGTTGGTTAGAGTAGCACAGCACCGGCCCCGACGGATTTCACCGCGGCGAGCTCGGCATATACGAGGGCATCGACCATATCGTCATGATCGCCCTCAGGGAATGAAAGCAGTTCACGTTCGAACTCAGGAGTCAGCCCGCGCACGTGAGAGACAAGCAGTTGTTCGTAGCGAGCGTGCAGGCCTTGGAATCGTGTCACCTTGTCGCGCTCTGGTTTGACGGCCCGAACGGGTAGGGATGTCTTGCGCAGAAGCTCTTGCACCACGGCCACTTGATACTGCACAGCTTCGATGTTGATGCGCTGCGGGTTCCATTTGGCCGCCATCGAAACTATCATTTGGACGATCTCGTGAAAGCCTTCCTTACCACGCCAGATGTCCAGCACGTAACGACGGCCGGAATCCTTATCATAGCCGATGACGGCGATAGCTGAGTAGTCTGCGGTTTCGGATTTGGAGATAGCCAGGTCAACGCCCATGCCGATACGTAGCCCTGACGGCACGTGGCCCGCGTCCATATACGTGATCATCTCACGTTTGATGAGAGCGCCCTGCACATCGATGAATTCGGCAAGGTACTCTTGTGCGAACACCGTGGACGGTAACTCAGTACGTGCCGCCTCGATTTCGTCGAGAGCGATGAACGGGTTGGCAGAAGTGGGCATCTGCCAATACGTCCACACCTCATCTGTCTTCGCACGTTCTGACAAATGATAGAAGTAGTTACGGCCCTTCGGTGTCGAGAAGAACCATGCATCGCCCCGATAGTCGGATAGCGTTGGACGTATGGCCATCGTCCATGCCTCCTCCAAATCGGGAACCATAGCAGCTTCGTCAATGATCACCCGGCCGTACTTCCTACCACGCACCGCGTCGAAGTTGTCCAGCGACCACATGTCCAGTTGACCGCCGTTTATGTACGTGATGCGCTTCTCGGATTCGTTCGTTTCTGCTATCACATCTCGGAAGTCGCGTTTGATCGTTCGCCAAACTTCCATCAGCATCTTGTAAGTCGGTGCGAAGTACGCCGCAGGTTTGCCGGTGGTGATCATGTCACCTAATGCCGCTTCGGCCAGAACAGTCTTGCCCCACCGACGACCGCAGTTTACGACGTTAAAACGCCTGCGCCCACCCCATACGGTTTGCTGGCCAGAGTGCAGTTCAAACCGGAGATCAATGCGTTTCGGCATCGTCTTCGTCCTGACGTGCCCCGCCAATGGTTACCGTGATAGATTGTTCGCCCTTGACAGTCTGCTCTACCTCTTGGCGATCCCGCCAGCCGAGTACGTTCTTAGCAATGAAGATGGCAGTAGAAGCGTTACCCTTTTCTATTCTGCCTTCGCTGAGGTTGTCCAGTGTATCGGCGATGCGAGCCTGACAACTGGTCTCGATCATCTTCACCGCATCAAAAAACTCAGGGTGAATGTCTTTCCAGTTATGCACGGTTTGCACCGTAACACCTAACAGCCGGGCGAATTGGTACACGTGCAGCCCCTTATCGATAGCGTCGGCTATCTTCGGTTGCATCCCTTCCCAGTCGTAGAGTGTTTCGCGTCCGCCCGGCATTTTGCTCTCGTTATTCAATACACAAACCTACCGTAACATCCAAATGAAAACCTAACCATGTAGGGATTTTATAAGGGCTTGGATTATCTGACCTTCGTCAGACTGCGACGGCAGATCAGCTACGACTTCGATGCCCATCGTGACTGTAATGCGATTCCACTTGCAATGTCGAGCGATCACCCTGCGTGGCCATCCGAGATGCTCGTTCAGCACAAACCAGGCTATGCGACGGGCACGGGCTGCGTTATGGGTCTTGCCGTTGTGCGCTTCGTAGACGTCCATGTCGCATAGGGTGGCAGCGCGTTGCATGATGTCGTTGTATGTGGTTTGGGTTGGTGTCATTGCCTATCCTTCCAAAATGCACCTGTCTCTGTTTTTCTGTGCCACTCGGTATGATGTTCGCGGCACAAATAATCGCCCGGCCAATGATTGCTTTCGTGACCAAATAAGTGCTTAGGAGCCCAATGATGATACTCAACTTCGTGGTTGTTGCAATGTTCGACCGAGCATTTTTTTTGATTGTCTCTATCGTCACGTATTACCGACAACATAGCGTAATTAGGTACGTATTCCTTTCCTATGGCCTGCATACCGTATCTCGTGCATAGATTGTAGCCACAAGATGGGCAGACGATTTTAATGCTTTTACTGCCATTGCCGGCAACAACAAAACCAATGACTCCGACAGTGTCACAATCCTTGCATTTGGTGATTTGCAAAAAATTTTCTATCCCATTCGCTATATCTTTTTCAAATTGCTCTCGCCTTATCCTTTGCTGCTCCTTGAAATGATTTTTCCGGTATTGCACGAATAAGTCCATTACCTATCCTCCATTATTTCCAATGCCTTAACAGCTTCCTCTAAACTGGTCACCACGGCATAAACCATGCCGTACCGATGGCAGCAGTCACGGAACCTAACCTGAGATTCAGACAGCCGATTTCGTGTTTCGAGCCTTTTGACTTCTAAGAACACGGCCTTGCCGTTTCGATAGACCACCAAATCCGAGTGCCCGGCAGTGGCGTTGATGTTCGTAACGCGATACGACGATAGCCGCGTCCCGGATTCAGCTTCCATCGTGCTCGAATTGATCCGAACGACCAAAAAACCGAGCTTTTCGAGACCGCCAGCGATATTTCGTTGGATGTCCTGTTCACGCAATGGCCTTTTTAGGCCCCTAGCAGCCCCGCTGTTGCGTTTTTCTGCCTTGACCCTAGTCCAAGTACGTTCCGCACGTTCATCGGCCTCCCAAATCAATTTGTGGAGGTCGTCGTCATTCGAATTCAGCATGGCACACCCATCGCTTGGTGATTGGATCAACACTCCAGACGAACCGATCGATATTCGACCGGTTCATCATCGCAATCGTGGATTGACGGTCTCCGACGCTTCGCAGATGATCCGCGGCGGCAAGCACCTGATCGGCAGGGATCAGTTCAGCAGGTTGCAAGTCAAAGCCGACCATCTCGAGGATGTCCTCGGTTTGGGGTTCGAAAGCGTCGCCCATCTCGCAGTTGTGACGCCTGGCGAACCAAGCCTCCCAAACGTCCTGTTCTGGGTTGTTACCCCTGTTATAGGGAAAAACACGATTTCCTATACTATTACTATAGATTTCTTTTACAGAGTTATCAAAACTATGTTTTAAGGTATAACAGGGGGTAACAGATGGTGTTAACTGATCCTCGCAAGGCGTTGACAACGCAGACACTTGCGGCTCGACTACGTAGTTATACGTATCACCACCCTGACCTATAACACTACGGGAAAAATTTTCGTAATGCTTGGGGTCTTGTCCGTATTTCTGCTGAATACCCGCAATTTTAGAACGAATCCTGCTCACGTTGGCCCTCCACTAGTTTGACCTGATGATTGGCAGACACGACCACTTGATACCCGTGGATGACCTTCTCTTCGTAAC